TTACTATGCTGAAGGCGGAACAAGACGTGAGGCTCTTACTAATCTGCTCGATGAAATAAATGCCGAAAGAGGATACAGAGATTTGAGGCGAAGGATGAAAAAAAGAGTTTTCTGGAAGTGGAACTACGGCACTGGCTTGTAAAAACCTAAATAGAAATTTTATCGGAAGTGAGTTGAACAAAGAACATTATTTGAATAGCTTGGAACGTCTTAATCTAAACGTTTTTGAAAAACCGAACAACTCGAAAGGAGGGGAAGGATGACAGCAGAACAATATTTGTTTTTAAATTCCGTTTGTTTAACTTTGCAATGTGAGCGCAAAAACAAAGAAACGGTTTTTGATGGAAACATACCTGCGTAATATGGCGGACTGCCACGTTTATCTCCTTTGTCAAATGCCAATGTTCGCCTCATGATTGCAATCGTAGCTACATATTTCCAACGCCAGATGCAACTTGAAAAAACACTTGCTTCATTCTGTCAGTATAAGGATGAGGATTTTGTGTTCATTGTTGTTGACGACGGATCACCCGAAGAAATAAGACTGCCGGAAGTGCCGTTTTCAGTTGAAGTGGTGAGGGTAACGAATAAGACATGGAGAAATACCTGTGTTCCTTTTAATCTGGGATTCATTCAGGCATTGAAATATGATCCTGAGATTGTCATAATTCAGAACGTCGAGTGTTTGCACTCAGGCGATATTCTGACGGCTGCACGAAAGGTGACAGATGAAACAGTGTTATCCTTTGCTTGTTATTCTTTGGGTCACGGAGAAGAACCAGGGATCACACTCAACAATAAAGCCGCAGAGTTTAACGACGAAAGCTCATGGTACAATCATTCTGTTTACCGGCCTTTGGGATTTCACTTCTGCAATGCAATGACCGCTGCGAACCTTCGCAAACTGAATGGCATGGATGAGAGACTTTGGGAAGGGATAGCTTATGAGGACAATATGTTCAAACATCAGATTCAGAACCTGGGATTGAGATTTGAATTTATAGATGATCCGTTTGTTTATCATCAGTGGCATGACCGGTTTTATGAGATTACTGAGGAACTTGTGAAACGTAATTATACAACCTACCTTGAACTGCAAAAGTCTGCTGACTATCGTGCGGTTCATGTAATAACACCTGATTTATGATTTACGACTGCTTCATGTTTTATGAGAACTTAGAATTACTTGAACTGCGGTTGATGACCTTAGATCGCGTGGTTGATAGGTTTGTGATTGTCGAAATGGCGAGAACGCACATGAACGCTCCGAAACCTCTGCATTTTGACAATAACCGGCATTTATTTGAGAAGTATCTTCCGAAGATAATCCATATAGCAGTTGAAAGTTTGCCGTTTAAGGACGAAAGGCAAATGGAAGTAGATAACCGAAACCTGATCGCACAGGGTTATGCTGAAGCCGGACCGGATGATTACATCATTATCTCTGATGAAGATGAAATTCCGAACCCAGACGGCATTTTAGAGGGCATTGCAAAAGGGCATCAGTGCTTTGCTATGCGGCAGAGATTGTTTTATTACTATGTGAACTGTCTCGCAGCCCAGGCATGGGACGGATGTATGGTCTATAAAAAGAAACTCATTCCGTCGCCTCAGTGGATCAGAGATCGCAGGGGTCAGGGTGAAACTACGATACTGAACGGGGGGTGGCATTATTCATTTTTGGGTTCTCCGGAGATGATTATGTCTAAACTCAGTCATTTTTCAGAACAGCAGGTTAATACTCCCGATGTGAACAACCGCGAAAATATAGAGAGATGTATGCAGACCGGAGAAGATATATTTCACCGGACAGAATGGTTTGCACAAAAGAAATTCATAACTTTGGATGAAATTAATCACCCAGAACTTATGGAATGGTTAAAGAAATATCCTCACAATTTTAAGTCATGAAACGCATTTATATATCCGGATGCGGCGGGATGCTTGGTGAAGCGTTTTATTCATTGCTTCATGACGTTCATAAGATGAAATGCACGGATATAGATTTAAACGAGGATTGGTTGGGTTATTGTGATGTTCGTGATTTTGGGGCTTATCGCAAGTCGGTTATAGGATATTCGCCTGACGTACTTATTCACTTGGCAGCATTGACTGACCTTGAATACTGTGAAGAACATCAACTGGAGGCTTATAATACGAATACCATATCAGTTGAAAACGCAGTTCACATAGCAAATGAATTAGGTATCCCGTTAGTTTACATAAGCACCGCTGGAATATTCTCTGGCGAAAAATATTCTTACGATGATTGGGATACTCCAGAACCTATCAATGTTTATGGCAGGTCGAAATACATGGGCGAGAGGTTTGTTGTTGAAAACTCTGACGCTTACCTTGTATGTCGTGCCGGTTGGATGATGGGCGGTGGGCGTAAGGATAAAAAGTTTGTAAGTAAAATTCTTCGTCAGCTTTCTAATGATGAAATCCTGGCCGTGAACGATAAAGACGGTACGCCAACTTATACTTATGATTTTGTCCGAAACCTGATGTTCCTTCTTAATTCTGAAAAGTGGGGAGTTTATAACATGGTTTGCGACGGTGAGGCTTCGAGGTACGATGTAGCCGCAGAGATAATTAAATTAACCGGCGATAAAGCCGTTTTGACTGCTGTAAATTCATATCATTTTCGGGATGAATATTTTGCTCCGAGACCTGCGTCGGAAAGACTTGTATGCACTAAGCTCAAGATTCGCGGGTTGTATATGATGCGTGATTGGAAAACTTGTTTAAACGAATACTTGAATGAAAGACGAATCAACACATCAGCCAATACTATTTGAGGTCATACGTCAAACGACAGGGGCAACTTATGGATGAAGCAAATAACATTTACGTGGCATTAATTCGCTTGTTAAAACTGAGCGAAACAAGAATAGTGTTAATGAATGACATTGACGATGTTTGCAACACTTTCGAGATTTACAAGTTTAAAGAAGAAGTGGTATCAATATTGCGGAAGCTGATTGTCGTCGGGACAGTCGGAACCGTCGCGTATGATTTCAGTGAACCGGATATTGCATAAATGATTAACTTTGCAGTATGAAAAGATAAAAAGTAATGACTGACGAAGAAAACAGCGAAGAACTACTGCCATTAAACGACAAACAGGAAAGATTCTGTTATGAATATTGCATTGACTTAAATGCAAGTAAGGCCGCAATTCGTGCCGGTTACTCTGAAAACTCAGCCCGTTCTACTGCTTCGACTATGCTAACAAAATCAAACATTTTAGCACGAATCAAAGAATTACAGGATAATTTGGCCGAAACTGCCGGGATAACAAAGCTCCGTATTCTTCAGGAACATCAGAAGATTGCCTTCAATTCAATCGCAAGCCTTCACAATACTTGGATAAAGCGAAAAGACTTTGAATCGCTTACGGAAGATCAGAAAGCTATCATTGCAGAGATTGACACGAAGGTTAAAACAGAATGGGAATATGATCCTGATTCAAAAGAGAAAGAGCCTATTTCTGTTGAATATGTCAGGATAAAATTGTTTGACAAACAAAAAGCACTTGATTCAATCACGAAGATGTTAGGCTTTGATGCTCCGACAAAGATTGACGCTACTGTAAACGTTCCACAATTGCCTAACGTGATTATCAAAACTAATGAATGAAGTTGAGCAGATATTATCAAAGCCTCAGATGTCGATACTCAAATCGACGGCAGCGATAAATCTGTTTCTGGCTGGGACGGGGTCGGGTAAAACTTTCTTAGGTGGTGTTCTCTCAATCAACTTTGTTTCTAAGTTCCCAGACGTAAGGGGGGCGATCTTTGCAAATACATACGATCAGCTTAATACTTCGACCCTGTTTCGTATCCGTGAATATTGGGCTTCAATCGGAGTGACAGAGTGGAGCAAAGAGAATCCCGCAGGATTATATGTCTCAGGCAAAGAGCCTCCGGCAATGTGGACTAAATGTAAACGTAACTTTGACCGCTTTACGAATATTATCTCATTTGCCAATGGAGGGTTGATTTTCACCGGCTCTTTGGATAATTACGAAACTCATTCAGGCAAGGAGTTCGCGTGGTGTCTATTGGATGAAACCAAAGACACGAAAGAGGAAGCTGTAAAAGAGGTCATCATAACACGAATGAGACAACCAGGGATGTTTATTGTTGACGGTAAACCTTCCGCAAAAGGAGGACAGCATGAGCAATGGAATCCTCTTTACTGTCTTACGTCACCGGCAAAGTCCGACTGGCTCGCTGAGATGTTCGAGCTGGATAAGTATGTTGATGAGATAACCGAAAAGATTTATTCGGATAAGACGTTTTTTGAGAAGGAATATAATAACAAAAAGGTTGTTATCTCATCGGCTTATCATAACGTTCATAATGTTGGGGAGAATTATATAAACACTATCCTTGCAAACAATACAGAAGAACGTGGCCGCGCCTTAGTATTTGGCAATCCTTTTGCCACTACAGGGGGTGAGTTTTATTCTTCGTTTAACAGGATTGAACACGTAGATAACCTGAAGTATGACCCTGATCGCCCGCTTCATGTATCTTTTGACCAGAACTCAGTGCCTTATAACTCATGTTCAATATGGCAGTTCGAGCAGAAAGATGACCTATGGTGGGCTTATTGCATTGACGAAATAGCACTGGAGAACCCGCGCAACTCAACAGAGGAAGTATGCGAAGAGCTTGTTTTGAGGTATCCGAATCACAAATCGGGGTTGTTTTATTACGGTGACGCTTCGGGCCGTGCGCGTTCAACAATGAACAAGGACTTCCGGCATCATTACGAGATCGTCGAGTTCAAGCTGCGGCGTTATCTTGTTGCCAAGTCTGACAGAACCGTAACCAGGAACCCGCCGCTGGTTAAACGCCGCGACTTCATAAACAGGATATTCGAGAACAAACTGCCGATACGAATACGCATTGACGAGGGGTGCAAGAAGATGATTGCTGATATGTTGTACGTTAAGCAAGCGATTGACGGCGGGAAAGATAAACATATCGTTACGGACAAGGTCACGGGCGACAAGTATCAGAAATACGGTCATCTTTCCGACGGTCTTGATTATCTGATAGTTGAGGCATTTAATAACTACTATGAAGCATAAATAAAATTAATATGACTAAACAGGAAGGACTTTTAAAACTGACAGAGATAATCCGGCGCAATCTTACGCACCGAGATTATAAGCGGGTTACGGAGTTGGCCGACACTTACTATAAGATGGTATCCGGCGACGGGGTTGCTGACTTGCTTCAACAGATCGTTAAGCGTGAAACTCCGGAAGAGTTTGAGATGCGTAAGACGATCACTAACTCAATCATACCTCCTACGCTTGCTTCTACAAAACTGCCGTTTCAAAAGACAGTACGCACGAAGCCAAAAAAGAGGGATATCTCGTGGGGCGACAAAGACGACCAGAAACGAAAGGATGAGTTTGAACAATTCATCTCTCATTACTGGGGCGATGCTTCACTTGAAAAGTTCTTTGAATATGCTTTTGTGGATTATAACTATATCGATCCTAATGCATTTTTGATTACTGAGTTTGACGCTTTTAACCCGGCAAAAGAGAAAGCCAAACCTTATCCATTCATTGCAACATCGGAACAATGTGTGATGTTTGAGATGAAGAACAACATACTTGAATACCTGGTTGTAAAACTCCCGATAAAGTATAAGACCGAAGCCGGTGAGGCGGACGGTTTCAAGTACACTATCTACTTAGGCATGGATACAATCACATTCACCCAGGTTGAAAAGCCTGAGATCAATTTCTTATATTTACCTGAAGGGCAAGAATATCCAGAATATATAAAAATAGAGAACAAGTATTATTTTATTCAGTTTTTCACGCCTAAGAACACGAAAGTTCCTGCGCGGAGATTTGGATACAAACGCGATGCTGAAACTCAGGGCAGAACATTTGTGTCAGTATTTCATGATGTGATTCCATATCTGAACAAGACGCTCAAAATAGACAGTGAGTTAGACCTTTCTACGGCGATGACGGCCTTTCCTCAGAGATTTGAATACGTTACTCCGTGTAACGAGTGTGGCGGCTCTGGGATGTTGAAAGACGGTCATACTTGCGGAGTGTGCAAGGGATCAGGCCGTGAGCCGGTGCATAACTCAACGATGGATGTCATCACACTTGACCTGCCGCGCAACATAGAGGAGATGATTGACCTTGAAAAGATGCTTGTCTATAAAGCACCTCCGATTGATCTGCTTACTTTCCAGAAGGACTATATAAATGAGCTTCGTGCCAATGTGTTCCTGATGATGTTCAATAAGGAACTATTGGATAAGTCAGAGGTAGCAGCAACGGCGACAGAAAAGGTACTTGACCTGGATAACCTTAATGATACACTGAATCCCTTTGCACGTTCACTTTCTACGATGTGGGAGTTTGTCGTGAGAGATATCGCAACTTATACGGATTTTGCTAAAGACTTATTTGTTGAACATTCATATCCTGAGGACTTTAAATTCAAGTCAATGTCGGAACTGATGCGCGAACTTCGTGAGGCAAAGGATGCAAACGCCTCGACTTCAACAATAGCTAAGATTGAAGATGACATAAACGAAAAGCTGTATGCCGATCAACCATACGATCTGAAGGTCATCAGGATTAAAAACTCATTCAATCCGTTCCGAGGATATAAAGAAGAAACAATCAATCTGCTGATCTCTCAGAACCTCACTACGAAATATAATGCAACGCTTTATGCTAACCTTGAATCTATCTTCAATGAACTTGAACAGGAGATACCAGACCTGTATGAGATGAGTTACCAGGTCATACTTGCGAAGGTCAAAGAAAAGGTTGCTCTTTATATGGAGCAAATGGAAGGCGAGAAACCTAAACCGCCGGTTCTGAACTTCGGACAGGAGGAAGAGGAATGATACCTTCGCGCGGTTGGTATCAGTGGGCTTGGTCGCCGGTGATCGGGTGCAAGCATGGCTGTGAATATTGTTACTGTCATGGAATGTTTGATAATTTCGACGTACCGCGATTGAACGTGAAGGCGCTTACGGAGCCTGAGAAGTATAAAAAACCTTCAGTGATATTCGTCTGCCCGTTTGCTGATTTGTTCGGTGAGTGGGTTGACAGGTTATGGATTCAGGCGGTGATTGAGGTCGTCCGGCAGAACCCTATTCATCAGTTTGCTTTTCTTACGAAAAATCCTCGGAGGTATCATGAGTTTGAATTTCCCGAAAATGTGTATCTTGGTACAACAATTGAATCGCCTGAAAAGATGTTCAGGGCAAAGACAATGGAAGGGTTAACGAATAAATTACTTGCATCGATTGAGCCGGTCATGGGTAACTTTACTGGAGTTGATTTATCTATGTTTGATTGGGTTGTTGCGGGTTATATGATAGGCCGGAAGAAAACAAAGGCAGACCGCGAGAACATGAGATCAATAGCACATCATAACAAATACGTGATTTACAGATGAAGTTCTCAGTTATCATGGCCTCAACTCTCGCTGAATACGGCGGGGCGGCTTCACGAAGGGATGAGAAGATCGTGAGGGCTATTGATAGTGTCATTGCTCAGACCTTCACGGATTGGGAGTTGATAGTTGTCGCTGACGGTTGTATGAAAACAATGGCAATCGTCGCACGTTATGATGACCCACGAATAAAGGCCGTGAAGATTGACAAACGCCCCTGGTGGGATGGCGCACCACGAAACAAAGGCATTGAACTTGCTGCGGGTGAATACATCATTTACATTGACAATGATGACTATTGGGGTGAAGGTCATTTGCAGGGCATAGCTGATGAGATTGGTGATTTGGATTGGGCTTACTTCAATGACTGGGTGTATAACGGTACGGACTTCATCCCGCGTAACTGCGATATAAAACGGTTAGGGGCAAATGGAACGTCGAATATCTGTCACCGCAAGTCACTGGGGGTCTTGTGGGGTCATCGCGGATATGCTCATGACCATTACTTCAATCAGAAACTTTTGAGATTTAGAAACTATAAAAAGATAAATGCAGGGGAATACTGCGTCTGTCATATTCCAGGCGGAGCAGGGTATGACCTTTAAAATAACGATATGAGTAAAAAAGTAGCAGCAATCACAATTACCTTCAATCGTCTTGAACTGACTAAGCGGACATGGGAATCATTTAACGCAAAGACCGGAGTTGACTTTCATTTGTTTGTTGACAACGGGTCAACTGACGGCACTGTTGAATGGCTACAGGACAAATATCGCATACTTCTGGATAAGAACTACGGAATAGCAGCAGCGTTCTATTACGGCGTTCAACAATTGCAGGATTATGACTATATCCTGAAGCTGGATAATGATGTTGAGACTGTCACCGAGGATATGATTGCGAGATTGGTTGATTTCATTGAGAAAGCCGGTCCACACGCAGTTTCACCGCCCGACCTGATGATTGACCCTAAGTTCTATCCTACCGTGTTTAAACGGGCTGAGATAGCCGGATACCAGGTTCAATACACATCTCATACCGGAGGGGCTTTTCAGCTTGCACCGGCAAAGTTTGTCCGTCAGCTATGTGAAGAATATACCTGTCTGAAGAACGGCGACTGGATGATCGGGCAATATTACCGTTCAATTGGTTGTCCTCCGGCTTACTTACTCGACTTAGGGATGAACCATATCGGATTGAATCAGAGTACACCGACAAAAGATTATATATTCTGATGGCATCCAAGAATTTTATAGTACCGCTTGCTCCGTTCCCGTTTGATGTAATGATTTCATTAAATCAGTCAAATAAGGACTTGGATGACAATCTTAAAATCTATTCACGATCAATAAACGATGATGAAGTATTAAAAGAACTCGGAACACGAAAAAAATATGGAGGTCGGACGATTAAATTTATAGGTGGTGAAACGATTTTGAGGCTCAATTTTATGCCACAGGTTAATGATCCATTTGAAATGGCACTACTTCAACACGAAATATTTCATGTGATTGAATTTCTTTTAGCAGATATTGAAGTACCGTTAAACAACCATACATCTGAAATATATGCCTATATGCTTCAAAATTTAACAAGCGAAGTTTATAAGCATTTAGTAAATAAGCAGCAGCATAAATAGAATTAGTATTAATAGCAAAAAAAAGAAGAAAATGAAAACAGTAAAAGTCATTCATTATCCCGAAGGCGGGAATAAAACAACGGAAATCTTCGAGGCTGAAAAGGTTAAGGTAGTCGAGGGTTATATGCACGAACTTCTAACCGAAAACAACATCGCTGTTCTTCACGAAGAGAATAGGACGTTCGGTTCACGCATGAACTTAGAAAAGCCCAATATGTATTGGATTATCATTCTTTATTTGGATGATGAAATGATGCTTGCAGGGCTAAATTCAAAGGTCTATGTCATGGTTGACGGAAAGACCGTCGCCTCTTATGAATCTATTATGATTGATTAAATAAAATGCTGCTGCTTATTATATGAAATACGACCTCATCATAGTATCCGCATCAAAGGACGCATCACTGCGAAAAATGACGCAGGATGCTATTGATTCCTGTTTGGCCGACGGTGCAGATGTTAATGTGATATTAGTTGAAACACATCAAATCTATGAGTACAAAAACGTAAATAAGATAGTGTTTTTTAATGGAGAGTTCAACTATAATCACTGCCTTAACTTGGGCCTGAAACATTGCAAAGGGGACATTCAGATACTTGCCAACAATGACATATTATTTCAGTCCGGCTGGTCATCGATTGGTTATACAATGAGAGAGTATGGATACCTATCTGCTTCGGCACTATCAAATCATCCGCGACAGAAGTTATTCAAACGTGGAGATTATGCGTATGAAGGTTATGAAATATGTCTTTATGTAACAGGCTGGTGTTTGTTTGTTGATTCAAAGGTCTGGGATATGATCGGTCCTTTGGATGAAACGTATCAATTCTGGTATTCAGATGACCAGTATGTTCATCAACTGAAGGTCAAAGGCATCAAACACTACCTGATATGCAATGTAGTTGTGAATCATTATATCTCACGGACGTTAATGAAAACAGATCGTGCAACACGAGTAAAACTAACAAATGCCGAAAGAAAAACCATACAAGGGAAAAATCGCCGCAATCTACAAAAGAAACTATGAGGACATTGGGATGTTCTATTTTGTAGAGGCTCAGAGGTTATTGTTGCCTTCGCTGACAATTGAAAAGGCAATAGATAACTTTTATCGGTTCATTGGTGAGACTGACTTTAATCATGATTCAGTTTATACGACTTATTTGAGGATGAAAAAAGAGTTTTACAATGAGGCTTCCGAAAAGAATTGCTGACATAATCAAACGAAAGGATGACTTCATCACCGCGCGTGAGGCCAGTCTGAATAAAAGCGTTGTCCGACTTCAGAATATGCTTATTTCGAAGCTGACCCGTGAAATTATCCCCATGTTGGATACTGCAAACGGAAGGATTAAAAACACACTCCGCAATTACCAGCTTTTGCAGTCACTTGACCGCGTGTATAAAGACTTCTCCACAACTCAAAGACTTGCCTTCGTATCTGAGATAGGCGATACAGCTCGCGGTCTGACGACACTCAACAAGCAGTTCTTCACTGTGACAATGGGTGCATCACTCCCGGCAACGTTTGGGCGGATCCTGGCAGCAACAGAAAAGAAGATGCTCATGGCAATAGGTGTTCAGGGAGGAAAGATATTAAACGGTGGCTTTCTTGACAGCCTATCTGCAAATACTGAATTACTCACACAGATCAAAAATCTCATGGCACAGTCTGTCACGGCTCAGGTGCGAACAAAGGACTTTATTGCAGGTATGAATGACCTGATAACCGGTTCAGGTGAAAAGATGGGAGGCATTGAAAGTCACTTGAATAGATTTGCACATGATTTGTATATGCAGTACGATTCAGCTTATTCAACCTCTTTGGCTGACGAAACTGGGATGAAATATTTTATTTATCTCGGAGGCAGGATTCAGGACAGCAGGGACTTTTGTGTCGCATTAGATGGCAAAGTCTGGTCACGTGCCGAAGCTGAGAAGTGGAGAGAGTGGACACCGGCAAAAGGCGTTTATCCTCCTGACTATAAGATTAAGCAGAAAGACAAGAATGCAGTTCCGTCGTATATTGCACAATTTGAGGGTTATCAGCCTTTAATTCATCGGGGTGGTTTTAATTGTAGGCACCATTTAGGGTGGATTTTAGAAGAACTCGCATACGAAATGCGGCCAGACTTGAAAAAAAATATTGAAAAATAGTTTGATATTAAAAATATTGCTTTATCTTTGAAGTGCGTTTGTACGAGAGATGCAAAAAGATACTAAGGTTATAACCTAAAGGGGTCAGTTCTCGTACAGCTGGTCCCTTTGAAATATAAATGTACGATGAACAAAGTAACGTTAAAGAAAACCATCGCCGCAAGACAGAACGGCAAAGACATCTTAACGGGCGAGTGCCTTGAAACAGATGTGTGTTTGATGGATACCGACAGGATTCATCCAAAAGCAAGAGGAGGTACTTATAAACTTGAAAACACAAGGGTACTTCATCCGGTAACTCACATGATGCGTCACGGCAACTTCCGTGAGCGTACTCCAGAACTTGAAGAACTGAAGATCATGATTGACGGACGAGAACATATCCGTAAGTTTGTGAACTCGCTGAATAACCGCCTGCTTGCATCAAAACGCAGGACAGATAAACTTGACACTATCACTCAGGACTGGATTAAGTCTCAGATAAAAGAAGCTCAATCGCAGTTAGGTAAGACGGACCGGAGGATTGAGAAGTATATGAAGTCATTGGATATGCCTATTGTTCATTCTGCCCTTGCTATCCGTGGATTAGGCCCGATTACGGTCGCCTATCTTCTGACTTATATTGATATTCGTAAAGCTGAGTGTGCTTCTGCTATGTGGTCTTATACCGGACTTGACAAGCCGTCACATGAACGCTACACGAAAGGCGAAGCCGGTGGAGGTAATAAAACGCTCCGCACAGTCCTTTACACTACGGCAGATTCAATGATTAAAACCAGGTCAATCTACCGTGATGTTTATGATGCCGAAAAGAGAAAACTTGAGGCAAGTGAACGCATGGTTAAAAGCCGCAACACTCAGGGTAAACTCATTGAGTGTATGTGGAAGGATACAAAGCCCTGTCATCGTCACGGGGCTGCCATCCGCAAACTGATAAAACATCTTCTTGCTGACTTCTGGTTCGTCTGGAGAACCATTGAAGGATTGCCGACACGTCCGCTTTATGTTGAGGAATATCTTGGTCATACCGGAATTATCAGACCGGAAGAAAGAGGATGGATTTATTGAGGATAAGATTCATTGAATTTAAGATAACCATGTATTGTAAGTGATTCAAGAACTTCAAGATAACCATGGAGTCGAAGTGATCTATGGCGTTCAAGATACCCAAAATAGTAAAGTGATTCATGAAGCGGGAGACAACCATGAAGAAGAAGTGATTCATTGATAAAAAGACAATCATTGCTGAAAAGTGATCCATTTGCGCCAAGACAACCATCGGATGGAAGTGATTCAGGAAATGATAGACAACCACTGGCCATAAGTGATTCACGACGTGGGAGACAACCAATTGATATAAGTGATTCGTTGAAATTAAGATAACCATGTTCAACAAGTGATTCAGGGACTTCAAGATAACCAAGTGTAATAAGTGATTCATTAGGACTAAGATAACCATGTTCAACAAGTGATTCAAAAACTTTAAGATAACCAAGTTTGATAAGTGATTCACGGAGCACAAGACAACCATCGGATGGAAGTGATTCAAAAACAGCAAGACAACCAAGCAATAGCAGTGATCCAGTCAATGATAAGACAACCATGAGGCGAAAGTGCAGCCTCCGAGCAATCGGGGGCTTTTTTTATGCCCATTATTTTAAATATGATAATTATCATATCGTCATACGACGAAAATCATTGTAAAATAATTTTTTTTGTGTAAAAGAAAATTGTATAACTTTACATCAAATAAATAACTTTACAGCAAATAAATTCAACAATGGCAAAGGAAAAGATTAAATGTGTGGTTCGGGGTAAGATACTCGAACTGTCTCCTACTGCTTACGAAATGGCAAAGGAATATTTCGGGGCTGCAAAGGTATCTGATCTGAACATCTCTAAGCCTATTGAACTGAGCAAACCGATTCTGATTCCGAAGATTAACGTGAAGGTTGAGAAGCCGGAAGAACTGACTATCAAAAAGACTGAGGCGGCTAAGATACTCGACGCCCCGCCGCCCGAAGGTCCGATGATTACAGAACGACCTGCAAGGAAAGTCACGAAACCCAGAGCCAAAAAGAAATGAAAGAGATAACCTCCAAACGGACAAAGCAGACCCAGTTCATCACCGATGAAGAATGGGATTGGTTGAAGGAACACGGCAAAGCCAAGAAAATGAAGGAGATCACATCCAAACGGACAAAAGCCACACAGTTCATCACTGATGAAGAATGGCAGTGGCTCAAAGAACACGGCAAGGCCAAAAACTTCACAATGAAAGAAATGGTCATCATAAAGAAGCCTGTCATCAATAAGGAGATTCTGATGCCGGAAATACAAACTAAAAAGAATAAAAAATGACTGAAGCTGAACAGAAAAAGCTCAATGGGTTTTTGTCCAAAACCTTAAAAATGGACGACGAGGAATTGGCCAGCCTTTACAACGAGGCCGGGGAGTTGACCTCCTTAACCGCAGCTGAACAAGCCGATACCGCGAGAGTAACGAAACTCAAAGAGGATCAGGCGAGCCAATATAAGCGAGGCCAGAAAGAAGTGGCAAGCAAGATGGAGGCGCAGTTGAAGGATAAGTTTGGTGTTGACTCCGATTTAACCGGAGTTGAATTAGTTGATTTCATTCTGACAACTGAACTCGAAAAAGTTAAAGGCAAAGGTGATGAAGATATTACGGCTCACCCGGAGTATCTGAAACTGAAAAGCGAAAGCGACCGTATGCTGAAGGCAAAAGACAAGGAATGGCAAAAGAAGATCGAAGATCTGGAGCTGAAACACGCCAGGGAATCGATGTTTTCTAAAGTCAAAGAACGTGCTTTTGCTGAACTTGATAACCTGCGTCCAATACTGCCCGAAGATGCGAAGAAAGCCCAGAAATGGAAAGAGAAATACATTGAGGACTTCCGTGCGTACGACTTCACAGAGCAGGACGGCATGATTGTAGTTCTGAAGGACGGGAAACCGCTTCAGGATTCACACGGGTATAACAAGTCCTTTGCTGACCTGGTAAAAGAAACTGCTGCCGAAATTTTTGATTTCCAGACAGCCGAGAGCAGGTCAAGTGCCGCAAACCAACAGACACAAAGCAATTTTGCCGCACCGCGCAACGAAGATGAGTTCATTCAGAAGATGAGAGAGGCTAAGACACCGGAAGAACAAGCAAAAGTTATGGAGTCTTACCAATCTAAAAAACAATGAGTACAATAGGAACTGTTGACTGTGGCTTCTTAGCCACCTACCAGGGAAAAGCCGCGCAGATGTGGACTGACCCTATCGCAAATATTGACCTTATCGGTGATGTCGAGGCTGCAAAGGCCGTGCTGGAGAACCAGCAGATTTCAATGACAGAACTGACCGGAAAGAAGAAACGCACCGTGAGCCTTGAGTGGCTTCAGAAGTGTGACATCACCACGACTGCGTGTACTGACGACTGTACGATTGACGGCGAAGATGCTGACCCGATCTGTAAGGAGTATGAAATTGAGTGCCTTCGTGAGACGAAGTTTAAGATGCCGAAACGTGCCTACCGCGAGAGGACTATCGAGATGGCAGAAGCCTTTGCATTTAATATGCTTCAGCACAAGAAAGCTCTCGATGAGTGGCTGGCTCAGTATATCGTAACAGGTATTCTTGCCGCTGCTGGTACGAACGCATACACTGGCGGTGTTGGAACTGTTGCCGGTGCGCTGACGACTATTCCTGCTGTTGCCGGTGCGCTGACGACTATTCCTGCCGCTTCATGGAACGATTCAATCTGGGGTTATTTCAATCTTGTTACCAGGTACAACAAATTCAAATCACCGTACCTTCTGACCGGAGATAACCTGTATCAGCTTCTGTTCAACAGGATGCACGAATCAATGACTGAGGCCGGACGTGCTGCAATGTCAAAGATCGGAACGATACGGAAGATTTACCAGGACCCGGAGAATGTCGAGGCTGTTGCTCCGAACTATACGTTCCTGCTGCATAAAACCGCCGTTGCGTTCATTAACAAAGCATGGAATCCTCTTGGTGCTGCAAACGCAGTTCCCGAAGCCGGTGTTTATGCTCTGTGG